GCCGTAAACCCATGCATCGCCGGAAACCCGTGCATTGCCGTAAACCCATGCATCGCCGTAAACCCATGCATTGCCGTAAACCCGTGCATCGCCGGAAACCCGTGCATTGCCGTAAACCCGTGCATTGCCGTAAACCAGTGCATCGCCGTAAACCCAGGCGGTGCCATCATGTGACAGATTTTCTTCTTTTTCGATATAGCCTCCCAAATCTCCAGCTGTGACATCACCAAAGCTTACAAGTGCCTTAATCTGGAACAGCTTTCGCCCAAATAGCATTTTTGTGTTTGTGGTCAACTCGTATTTTTTCATCTTTTTTTACCTCGCATTCTCAAAAAATATCACATCACACCCTTGACAGTACCGTTCCTCAAAAAGCTTTCGTTTGAGGATATACACTTCATCTTTTCGCGTCGCCTCTGACTTGACATCTTCCACAGTCAGCACGCCGCTTTGCCGATACGCAAAATCTGCCACGTACCGCACCTCTCGTTCCGATCTCCACGGGTACTTGTGCTTCCCGATCAGTATGTATGCCGGCTGTATCTGCAAGTCTGTGATTTCACCGCGTTCCAGCATCTGATGCAGCTCGTTGCACCGCCACGCCTCTTTCTTGCTGTCGTGGACATGTCCTTGTCTGCACTGCATCTTGCTGGCATTGTACTTGCTGCGTTTCATGATTTCACCTCACCTCCCCATTGCTCTGCCATCGCTTTTGCAATCCCCGGAAAAGTTTTGCTCCTGCTTTTTGCTCTGTCTTTTGTAAAAATCCCTTTATGCTTGGCATCGTGCTTATGGCTGTAGCTGCCAGACGGGCACCATGTCCCCACAGGATCCACGATGTCCGTCGGCTGTAACGGCGGCAGATTTTTAAGCCACAGACACGTCCGCTTGCTATATGGGTGCCCGTACTCATACGGCTGTATCGTCTGCGTGTACTTAGGCAACTCATATATGCGGCTTGGGACGGGATTTTCGACACAGATTCTTGGGCAATCCGCACTCAAAAAACGCATGAAAAATGCCTTGCCTTCCAAGCCTTTTTCGTACCTCTCTTGATTGAGTACATGACCTTTCCAAAGGTGCCGTGCTCCGGCATTGCTGAGATATGTACACGGCGGATGTGCTATCAAAAGGTCCCATGTGCCGTCAATCCGATGTTCCACACCGTCCATGGTTGTGACGATACAGCTACCGTCAATGTACGGCAGCACATCGCCTTGTATATGCCACTCTGGGTGTCCACCAGAGCACTCCTGAACGTCGCAGCTGTATGCTTCGTGTCCAATCTGTCTAAACGCTGTGCACACTCTCTGCGATTCCTCACATGCAATCAACACTTTCATTTTTTATTTCACCTTTTCGCCCGCCGTCCCACCGCAAAAAATTCACTCGTTGTAGATAAAGCTTGCATACGCTTCCGCGTTCTCGCTCTGCCTGTCGCTCTCTCGCTTCTGCTTGTCTTTGACTTCCCATGCTCGGAAAACCGCTTTCCAGTTCTGGACTGGTTTCCCTCCGGATTGCCATCCTTGCTCCTGCATAGTCCGATAAAAAGCAGATGCATCACACCCTGCACCGATCTCTGCAGCGTATGCTTTGACTTCCTCCTCCGTCGCTGCAGCAGTGCAAGAAAGAGAGGAGGAAGAAGGAGGAGAAAAAGATTCTTTATCTTCTTTATCTTCTTTTACTTTCTTATACTGTTGCCCTTTGCCTGCCCTTACCCTGCCCTTACCCTGCCCTTTGCCTGCCGTTTTGCCTGCCCCTGACTGGAATGTATCATAATTATTTATCGCAAATACGGTGTATTTCGGGTATTTTGTGCGTGCCACTTCCCCTGTCGCTTCAAGGTGGCTTATCGCAGTCCGCAGTTGCTTAACTGACAGCCCTGTTTCTTTTGCCAAAACGGGGTAGCTGCTCACTCTGCTGCCACGTTTTACCGTGATGCCGTGCCACTTGCTGTCCTCGATGGATACTGTCAGCAGCAGATGTAAAAACACAACTTTGGTGTTGACATCGTCGTACCACTCCCATTTCAACAGGCTGCGGTATATCTTGACATACCCATTTTCCAGCATGCCACATCACCCTACCTTAAAACGGCAAGTCGCCGTCGCTGATAATGTCCTCGAACTCACTGAGATCACCCAGCTGCTGCATTTGCTGTGGCTGCTGTACGTCTTGCTGGTATGAGTGCTGCACAGGAGCGTTCTGCGGCTGCTGTGGGCTTGTCTGCTGCTGTGGGGTGTAGTTTTGCGGCTGATTCTGCTGCGGCTGATACGGGGCATTCTGGACGGTTTGAGAGCCGTCCTTGTTTCCGACAAATCCAACATAGTCCGCAAGCACGTTCATGCTGTAGTGCTTCACACCGTTCTGGTCTGTGTAGTCATTGTTCCGCAGCTCGCCGGATACCTCGATCCAACTGCCCTTGTGGAAATAGCGGCTGACAAACTCCGCCGCGTTCCGCCAGCAGCTGACGTTGATGAAATCCGCTTCCCGTTCGCCGGTCTGCTTGTTGGCGAAGCGACGATTGACTGCCACGCGGAACCGGCAGAAAGCAACGCCACTTGGTGTCTGCCGCAATTCTGGGTCAGCACAAAGCCGACCGGTGATATGTACGCTATTCATTGGTTATACCTCCCGAGTTCCCGATAGTCTAAGATTTCTGTGATTTTTTTGGTTCTGCGGCAGTATGCACACACACCGCATCTGTGAGGCGGAATTTGACCTTCCCACACGGCTTGTATGTGCGGCGTAATTTCTTCCACAAACCGCAGCTTTTCGTCCAGCACTTCCGCTGGGATTCCCGCCAGTGCAATATCCGGCGGGTCCTCTTTAGTCGCCACCGCCAAAAAGTACGGCAGTGTGTCGCCTGTGTTCTGCCGGACAATTTCCCGATAGATCGCCGCTTGCATATCGTACCCAAACGCTTCCACAAATGGCACCTTACACGCTGTATAATCACTCCAGCGGTAATTCATATCACGCATGCATTTCAGGTCAACGATTGCTTTCCCCGCATGGTAGCTGTCCATTTTGATTTTGTACGGTGCACCGGCAATTTCTCCGGTCATGATGACTTGTTTTTCACCGGACATGTACCGCATAAACATCTCATCTTCCTGCACCCGCTGAATGATTTTTTCGGCAGTCTGATAGTCAGCTTTTAGGCTGCCGTCTTTTTTAAAGATCTGCGGGTTCTCTGCCTGAAACTTGTCCAGTGTGCCTTCGAACCACGCGTCTACATAGCTACCTACCAACATCGCCGTGGTTGTCGGCTCGTGGTCTGCATACATCGCCGCTGCTTCACAAGCCAGAAACGATTTCAGCTGACTGTAGGACAGATACGCTGCATCAGATTCGGTGCTGTAGTAGTTTTCTTCTGTCAGTTTCAAAGCACGTCCTCCACGGTCCTGGCTGCCGGTGCAGCATCATCTGCTTCTCCCTCGACACAGCAGCCCATGAGGACATCAGGGCAGTGTACGCGGGCAAAAAATG